AGTTTCGAGCATTTGCTGGAGTCGTAATGCGATTCGAGTCTGATTGATACGAGGATGACCATATATTCGTCCTCGGTCTCCAATGATGTCAGTAGCTGATAGTAGGACTTCACTTGCTTTCACACTCTCACCCTTTCTTTTGACGCGTAGTAATCCCGGACTGCTTTACGTCCTTTGATGTAGCCCACGCGGATGCCGACAATACGGCCTAGATGAAAATATAGTGCGGATAAGACAATCATGGCAAGAAAATCGCCTAATGATGGATCGAACATGTTGGAGCCTTTCTATCAACGCCCTTCGTTGATGGCTCTACTGTCTCACGACCCAAAGGGGAAAATCTGGAATTTTAGATAACGAAATGGTAACGATTCTGCGCCATCAATGTGATCATCGATGTCCCTATCAAGCTCGTTATCGAGGTCGTCCATAGCGCTTACCTGAGACTACGAATGTGCCGTCCTTCTCCAGATAGATCAGATCGACTTGGACGTTTTTACCCTCGACGTACATGATGGCAAAGGCCTGCTGCCAGTTAGCCGATCCCTTTGTATAAGACGCCTTGCTAAAGTCCATGAGGTTTCCTACCTCTACGCCATGCAGAACACGCCCTATACGGCCTCCAGAGGCCTCTGAGAAGGACGATCTGCCTGCTCTGTGAGTATGTCCTGAGATGACGCTCTTGCCATGCCTACGGGCTGCTTCAAGGGCTGAGAGACCACCTTGTGACTTGATAGGGGTATGGTCGCCATGGATTGCAATCCAGTTAGGAGCGATGTTGTAGGGCTTCTTATGAAAGGTTATGCCTAGTTCGTCAAAGCGCATAAACTTCTCGAACCTAAGTTCTGGCAAAGATAAGAATGAGGGAATTTTACGCATGATCTGGTTATACAATCGATCCGTATGGTTGCTACGCAGGACTTGGCTTACCTGTAAATCGTAAAGAACCTGAACAGCCTCATCGCGATCTTCTCCAAGAGTCTGTTCATAGGCTTCTGGCGTACCTTCTGACCATTTAGAGATGGTGTTGAAATCAATTTCATCTCCTATTGTAACTACTTCGTGAGGCTTAAACTTGGCAATAAATTGTGCTACATTTTTTACAGCTACTCGATCATGAAAGGGAACCTGAAGGTCGCTTACTATGACAATTCGCTTCATTTAATCCTCGTCGTCGTCCTCATAGGGTATGCGATCCACGCGGTCGGGGATCGATGGCAGAATCCAGTCAGGGTAAGCGTCTCGGTCTTGAATGATGCTTAGGCATAAATCAACTGCAAAGCCTGCACGGCGCAATGCGCGATACATTTCATGCAGGCTGATAGCCCATTGATCAAGCTGTGAGTAAGTATCGAGATCGATGACTTTCTTTCGTGCCATGACAAAAATTATCGCTCTAGAAGTATGTTGTAGATCTCATCGACACGCGAGTTCAGTCTCTTAATTTCAGAGAGCAGATGGGTAATCACATAACCTGCAAGGCCACCGATTACGGCAAGGCTTGCAAAGTAAAGTGTAAAGAAGTTTTCTTGAGTCACTTTTTGCTTACACCGAATGAAGCGTCTGAAGGGTTAAGCCATCGCAAGATGACCGGTGCGACTGCTGCCACTCCTGCCATTGCGAGTGTTTTAGGATCAGTTACGCCAGCCATGTATAGGGCTAGAGCTGCTGCTAGAAATGATCGAGCCCATGATGCTGCTAGTGATTTTACTTGCTCCATTTAGTTTCCACCTATCATCGGGATATTAAAGAATGAACTGTCTTCATCGCCCTTTGTAGTAAAACTGACGTGCGCGTGATGATTATGCTTATTGATCCCATCATAAGGACGCCAAGCCCAAGCCTTCTTAGATGAGGCGATGCGGCCATCGAAGATGATGTAACTGATTCTCTTATCGCCAGACTTTGCAGCGAGTCGAATCTGATCGACCAGATCAGGCATGAGGTCGGGCTTGCCTTTCTTACCAGCAAGGTCGCGGTCAATGTCGATGGCGCGTACCCACCCCTGTACATCTGGATTATGATCAGACTTACGAGCAGAGTGTCGGGTATCACCGATCCAGCCGTCCGAAGTTCGATCTCGATCTGCGAATGAGTCATCGATCTGCTCTCTTAATTGAATGGCAGACTTGCTTAAACGTGGCTTCATTCCGCAGATTGTTCCGCTTGCTTCTTGTCGTAAGCCTCTTTGGTCATTGAGTGCATAGAACCATTTTCATCAGTCCAGATTACGCATTCTTCGCCGTTTGTATTTGTATAGGTTTCCATTTATAACTCACATCCTGTAAATAGAATAAGTGCTGAGGCGTTCACGCTTTGTAATTTAGCTGGTTGCGATGCGACCAAAGTAGGACTACCCGCCGTAGTTGTGACTGTCAAAGAAGCGGTATCGATTGAGGAAGTATTGAACGCGATAGCAGTAGTTGCACCGCTACTAAATCCTGTATTTAACACGTTAAAATGCGCGACGTTGGATACAGTAATCCCAGTCGGTTTCACTCTAGCAGTTGTAGGTAATTTTAAGTAATACTGAGAACCTGTGGTGCTATAAGCAAATCCAAGAACTTCGTAAGCATCAGCAATTACTGCTGGCAAGTATCTCTGGCAGGCGGCAAGTTCTCCTTGGATTGTTCCCGTTGCAGTCTGGAATGGTGTGGCGATTGAACCTGCCTCGACCTGTACGCCCCAGATGTCAAAGGTATTGTTTTGAATACCGATTGAAGATGCTCTAGTTGCCCAATCCGAACCAGCCGATAACCATAAAAATAAAGAGAAATTATTACCTGCCGAAATTGACACACCAGAAAGTGAAGGCACAGCGACTGTTGCTGAATATCTAACCCAAGATGTTGATATAGTTACCGCTGAAACTGGAATAGAAATAAAGGGTGTTGTAGGTTCTTGTGCAACTTCAATTCCAATTTTAGGTGTGCCGCTACCAGCCTTAGCCCAAAATGAAATTGTAATTGTTTGCCCTGCAAAAGTTCTTACATCTTCAATTTTTTGACGAAATACTGCTCTATCTCCTACGGCGCTTTGTGATGCAGAAACACCGCGAAGAAAATTTGTCGCTTCATAGCCAGCGACAGGCGCTGCTCCAGGAGTAAAAACTTGCGGTGTAACAGTAAAAGTGCCGCCTGTGTTTATCTGCGCCCATCGGTCAAAATTAAATGACGCGCTTGTTGTGTTGCTTGTAAATGCTCTTTGATTGATAGCAAAATCGCCATTGATAATTTTGTTCTTGCCAGCGGCGAAAGCGCCGATGGTGTTAGGCACAATGTTGAGCGTACCTGCAAAATCGTTCATATTGGCGGCGGTTAATACGTCACCTGTCGCATAATCTGCCTTGACTGGAAAGCCTACTGCCATTGTTTTTCTCCTAGTATCCCAATATGGATGTGCCTATTATACCCGACGTCACAGAATCCAGAATGAATCCTTCGACGATGGGCTCTAGTGTTGTTACTGTACATTTCATGCTATTAGGGGTTATATCCCATGCTAGACCCTGCACTTGCAAAGTCTTTACGATTGTCGAGCCGTCTGGCTGGACGTTAGTGATCTTGACGTTATCAAAGTAATCAAGCCCAATGATTGTGTCAGTAGGTACTGCTGGATCAAGTAGATCGAGCGTCATGGCATCGATGCGGATTGTGGTCTCTTTGCGAGTAGCGACATAGATATCTGCAATGTCCTGCACTTGAGCATCTGTCTGCGCGATGAGGTTATCTACGTTCATGCCGTGAGGGAAGTATTTAGCGATGGAGTCCACGTCTTCAGAAGTGACTGAACTGCCACCGATACGCTTCATAACGGCTTGGTTGATGATGAGCTTGTCATCGAAGGCGAACTTAAGATCAGCGTAAGGAATGCCGCCTGATTGATTGAACTCGATAGGTGCAGCAGCTAGTGATGCCACTACATCTGCGCGATCCTTAAACTCGACTTCTCCTGCTGGCAGTACGAAGAAGGCTCCTTGCTCGGTAAACTCTGCAACCTGAATCGCTGACAGGCTTGATCGAGAAGTGGCTGGATCGGCCTGAACTGTGGTCGAGCCTGTGTCAATAAATCGCATCGTCGATGGGAAGTCGACCTGATCTAGAATCTTATCAATGCGTGTTCCTGTGGTCTGGCCTGCTGTGGCACTTGCTACTGTCGTGACGTTAGCCATAGCAAAAAGGCGAAAGGCATCAGCGCAGTTAATATCTACGTAGCCTAATTCCTGACCAGTCGGATAGGTGTATTTATAGTCTGTGACATAACCAGAGAATAAGAACTCCTGCGCGGTTGCGGTAGTGGCTGCAACACGAATCTTACGAAGTGGAGTCAGGTAGCCGAAGTAAGGGCTGGCTGGATTCTGTGGGTTAAATGAGCCGTCCTGATCAATGACGCGTACTGTGCAGTTGCCTGCCTCGTAGGTGTCTCGCATAATGTTGCGTCCACGGCTGATTTTGATCTGTCGAGTCTGAGAGCTGAGATCGATGGTAGGCGTTGCGACCGGGGAATCTCCGAACTTGCTAGTGCCTAGAACTCCATTGACAGAGTCACCAAGTACGAAGCCTAGCCCGAAGGTTGCTCCAGAGCTAAAGTCAAAAGATACCGAGATCGTTGCTGGAAGGGTCATCCTTCATCTACCCTAGTGCCAAATCTGGCAGTACGATTTACGCCGACGAATGATCCTGATAGAGATTTATTGGTCTGTTGCTGAGTAATGACTGCCGCTACTTCTTCGCCTGCAACTTCTACAACTACGTTGATGACAGGTGCAGGATTGACTCCTGCAATAACTCCTGCCCCTAATCCACCCATAGGCCCGACTTGACTGAATGAATTAGCAGGAACGTTAAAGTCAGGAATAACCCCACCCCCACCGATTGAGGCTGGCGCTTGGGCAGTTATTGCAGACATTCCCGGAATAACCCAGTTTCGGTAAGGGTTAGGCGCTTCTGGCGTGGCCTTAAGAGCTGCTGCTAGTGCGTTCTGACGCTGAATTGATAACTCTAATTCTGCTGCTAATTTAGTAGCAACTGCATCATTCTTATTGAGCAAGGCTAGTTGAAGGTTTAGAGATAGGCGATCGGTCTCGCTAATCTGCCCCTTCAAGGCTGCAGCGATACTGATCCGTTCTAGGTCTAGAGTCTGTGAAGCCTTGGTAAGTGCGTTCTGCTTCTTCTGTGTATCAAGCGCCTTCCTCTGCAATGCTGCCAATTCCTTAGCGCGTCGAGCTGCATCTCTTTCAGCCTTGATTCGCGCTGTGCGTTGAGCAGATGTTTCATAGATACCCATAGGCTGAGAGCCTTGATATCCCATCGATGGCATGTTGCGTCGTAACTTGGCCGCTTTCTCGGCTGCCTCGATAGCCGCTAAGGCGTTCTTTTCGTAATCATCAAATGGGTTAAAACTTGCAAGGATGGCACGATCGCTAGTCAGGACATAGAGCTTCTGGAATCCGAATACTACTGTCGCTACTGTATCTGCGATCTTTGTGGCAAGGGCATCGATCTGATTAACGAATTTAGTGGTATCACCTGCAGCAAAGACTGATACTAGGGAATCTAATAGAGCGCCACCGATAATCTCTTGAGCGTTATCTGCCGCTTCTTGGAGTACTCGTAACTTGCCAGAGTAGGTGTCGAGTTCAGCGCCTGCTGCGCCCTTAAAGTTTGCGGTTAATTTACTTACTGCGCTATCAAAATCTAGGGTCTTTAATTCTGATTGAGTCAGGCCTAGGTTGTATTTACGAAGTCCTCTAGTCTGTCCGACATAGGCCGCTGCAAGATCCTGATTGACTGTGAGAAGATCGACTCCTGAGCCTGCAGCGATGTTAAGGGATAAGTTAAGAAGATCCTGTGACTTCTTGGCTGATCCTGTTGTCGTGATTAACTTCTGGAATGCTTCGCGTAGGACTTCGCCTTCGTATCCAAATTTTCTAGATACTCTGTCAAGGCTTGCTTCAATGCCGGGGATCTCAAAGGATAATCCTAGATTCTTTACTACTGACTCTAAGCGTCGGGCAGACTTCTCATTCTCTGCAAAGGCGGCGATGCCGTTCTTGGCATAGCGCGTCATTTGTTGTGCGCCGAATACTCCCAAAAGTGTTGCGCCTAACTTCTTAACGCTTTTATCTAGAACGCCTGTGGCGTTGTCAGCATCCTTAAATGCTTTCTTTCCCTTGAACTCACTGGTAATCGGGATGAGTAACTCAGCCATTAGATTCCCTTCGCATTAAACTTAGCGGCGGCTTTTTCTAGGGCTCGAATTACTCCGAGCTTAGCCTTGCCTTCATCTTCTTTATACGCCTTAAACATAGCGCGACCTTGCATCTTGCCTGAGCCTGCAAGTGTGCCCTGTAAGCGTGGGGTGAAGTTGCCCGTGTTGCCGGACTTTCTTCCAGCGGTTTCGTAGATAGCACCGCCAGCAGTTCTATTGCGAATCGATACTGTAGAGATCCAGCCCTGACGATTAGGCTTAGTCGGTGTCAGTTTATAGCCTATGCCTCGGCGTGCAATCGTCGCATCATACTTAGGGAACTTGCCGTCCTCAGATGTGCCCACGAAGCCAGAAGGCATCTGTGAATTGGCTGGCATATAGCCACGAGCCTTCTTGACGACTGGCTTTAGAAATCCAACCATCTCGCCACGGACTTCTTTATCGAGATCAGGATCAAATTGCTTTAGAGCCTTACGAAGCGCACTAGCGCCTTTTAGCTCTGTAGGCATCGTTCTGTTCCTTTGCTCTGTCCTTCAACGCTTTCAGAATCATCTGTAACATCGAAGGATCTAGGTCGATTAAAGATTGTGGTGGGATAGCCGTTTCAATGCTTAAGCGAGCAATGAGGTAGTGGATGCTATCCCGACCGATTAAGCCAAAGGGTCTGACTCAGCAACCTCGACACTCTTGAGAGAATCGAGAAAGTCTGACCCGAACGGCTTTACTGTGACTCCACTTAGTCGAAGGCCTTCCCATGCAAGCCAATAGACATCTGATTGCTTCTCATCATCGCGAAACGCTTTGTGAAATCCCTTTTTAGCATACAGCTCGAACGCGTACTCTAATCGAGGAGTGATCTCGATCTCGGTGACTGTGTTGTCTGCCATCGTGACTATTAACTTTGCCATGTTGTGCCCCTTTGTTTAGTTAGATTATGCGGTTGTGACTACGACTGTACCAGATACGTTCCAAGTTACGCTCTGAGTTGAAAGGTCGCCAACTGCACCATTGACAGGTGTAGTGTTGTTGACCAAGCAAGTCATTGTGTAAAGAGGGTTAGTTGCTGATGTAGCAGCTGATGATTGCTTGAGCGTGACTGTGACGTTGTTACCCCATACAGAGGCTGAGTTCAATGTCTGAAGTGTCTTAGATGTTGCTTCATCATTGAGAAAGTCGATTGTGATTGAAGATGCTTCAAGGCCTTTAACGAACTTGTGTCCGCTGTCGCCCATTGCTGTAACTTCAAGCTCATCGAATGATCGGTTAAGTGTGACGCTTGTGACTAGAGTAGAGAGATCAACCGCGTTGACAGTTAGAACTACTCCGTTGCTTAGATATACTGACACGGTTTATTCCTCGTCTTTCTTGTTAAGTGGCTTTGCAGCCGCTGGTTTTACCTGACCGATTTTGATCAGGAATTCTTCGTTTTCTTTTTCCCATTGTGCCAATTCGGTCATGGTTTAACTCCAACTCGTAAGTACGGATACATTGATATTGCAGGTTAGTAGATCACCCGAAGCGGCACTTAAGACCGCCGGGGCGGATACTTCTGTGACGTTATAGGTGTATGAAGATGCAGCGAGCAGGTTAAATACCCGAACGATATTATCTTCGATCCCGTTAAGGTTGCCTTCATTATCGAGCAAAGGAACCATGACGGAAATGACGAAATGAGCCATAGGGGCGATGGTGTTGCGATAGCCGTTAGATGGCGAGATGTAAGGATCGGCTGGTGCAACTATCACGCTATTGGCAATAGGTGTTGCAGGTGGAAATGAGAATACTGAATACTTTGTATTGTCAGTAAGAGCTGAGGCAAGTCCTGCGCGGAGGGTTGATATGGCGGCCATTAGCCCACCATCGATCTCGGATCAAGATAAGGCGCAAGAAGGCCACGAACGCGGGCGAGAAGGGTATTGCCCATGCGATAAGGAGAAGGCTGATAGCCATCAATGGTAACTCCGCCTGAAGATGGAGCCTGACGAGACTGCCAGATGTCGATCGAGATCATAAGCGCAGCTTCTTGGATTGCCGGGATCGTTGAATAATCTGTGTAAGTTTCAACCGCGGCGATGCCATAAGGCTCGACTGTGTGACGTGGATTGTCGCTAGTGTGAGCTGTAGTTACGTTAAATGAACGAGTATCGACTTTTGTAATTGTCTTAGTCCCATTGTAGCGACTACCTGCACCTGAGATTGTTACAGATTGTCCAACGTAGAAATACTCGCGGATATCCTGATCAAAATAAAGTGTTCCTA